CCCGACCAAAAAGGCACCTATGCGGCCGCATGGAAACGGAGCTCGCCGGATTCGGCCGCCGGCCGGCGCGCTCGCGCCCGAGGTCGACCGATGACGGATTACGACGACGAGGCGCGTTCGGTTTTCGGCGATCCCGAGTACGTGGCGGAGCGGTTTCGGCGGCTCGACGACCTCGATCGCGTCGACGCGCTCGCCGCGGATATCGGCGAGGCGGTCGACGCCGCCGGCGATCCGTTTTCGGCGGCGCTAATGATGCTCGCGAAATCGGTCGCGGCGTTATGCCGGCAGGTCGAGACGCTCGAGGTTCGTCTCGCCGAGCTCGAGGCGGAACGATGACCGACGCGGCCGAGCTCGAGGCGCGGGTCGACGAGCTCGAGGCGCGGGCCCGTCGGCGCGATCGGGTTTTCGCCGAGGCGGTCGAGGCGGTCGCGGTTCTGACTCGCGACCTCGAGGTGATCGGCCGGCGGATTACGTCGCTCGAGGTCGAGCTCGTTCGCGTTCGGCGGGAGCTCTGGCCGTGACCGAGCGCGATCCGGCCGCGCGCGCCGCCTACCTCGTTCGCACTATGTCGCTCGAGGATCGGCGCGCGTTTCTCGAGGGTCGCGGCTGGCGGCGCGTGTCGGCGAAAAGCATTCGAGGCCGTGAACACTGGAAACATGCGGGAGAGGGAGATACCGGCGAGCGATGGCCGCTCGTCGACGCGGTGACATTCGAGCTCGAGCTCGACCTAAAGCGGGAGGCGCGGCAATGAGAAAACGGAACGAACCGGCTACGGAAATCGGAGACGACGACGACGGGATCGAGGCGGAGGATCGGATAGGCGTGATCCTCGAGCTCGTGCGCGGTCTAACGGATCGCGTCGCGCATCTCGAGGCCGTGCTCGAGCTCGAGCGCGCGACGAGCTCGGCTACGAAATGGGACGCGCCGCCGACGAGCTCGCCGGCGGAGAAACCGCCGGGACTCGGTACGGAGCTCTGTACCGCGTGGAATCTCGATCCGGCGCGCGTGCATCGGATCACGGTCGACGTAACGCCGGCGAGCTCGCGCGTTCTGATCGACCTCGCCGACGCGATCGCCGAGAGCGGCCGCGTGCTCGCGCGCTACCGGCTCGAGCGAAACGACGGTTAGTCTCCCGAGCTCGTAACAGAAAATCGGGAGGCTCCGATAAATGACTCTGCACCCGTCGATGGGTCCGCGACCGCTCGTCGAGATAATCGTTCTCGACGCGGTGTTCGACCTCGAGGCGTTCGAGAAGCAATGCCGGCGCGCCGGTATGACCTGGGCGGAATGGTTCCGCTCTCGCGAAATGGGAGGCTCCGAATAATGGCAACGAATCGACACGCGTCAATGCTCGGCGCCGACGCGACCGAGCGGTATCACCGCGAGACGATGAAGGGTTACACGCGCGCCGAGATCGATCGGATACTCGACAAGCATCGGCGGCGCGGCACGCTCGGCACCGACTACGAGGTCGAGTACGCGATTCTCGAGCTCCGCCGGCGCGATCGGCTCGAGGCGAAAGGGTTACCGCTCGGCCTATGGGAAGGCGTCGAGTGATTCGCGAGGCGCGTTGTCGCAAGTGTGGCGACACGTTCGTACCGGCCGACGAGAACGACCTCGAGCATTTCGTACGGACCTCGAACGACGAGCACGAGGGCGAACCGTGCGGAGGCGCCGGCGTAATCATCGGCTCGTACTACACGCTCGCCGAGGCGGCCGCCGCTATCGGAGCGGAGCTCGAGGCGAAACGACGACGCGCGCACTAGATCGCCGGTCGGCGGGAGTCATCACGGACGCTCTCCCGCCGGCCGGCCGTTATCCTCCGCCGCGTGACGACGACGAGCTCGAGGTCGACGACCGGCGTACTCGCGCCGGCGGTACGTAAGGCCGGCGCCGCGGTCGGCGAGCGGCGCGGCGCACGCGATCAGACACTCGACGCCGGCGTACCGCCGTGGCGGAAATGGCGCACGCGCTCGAGGCCGGCGCGAGCGATTCGGTTCATCGAAACGTACTGTCGAATCCCGTCGGGAGTCGGCTACGGAAATCGGCTCGAGCTCCACAAGTACCAAAAGGAATCGGTCGAGGCGCTACTCGACGACGGCGTTCGTACCGGCGGCCTACAGATACCGCGCGGTAACGCGAAATCGACGCTCTGGTCGGCCGTCGGATTGTGGGCGGTATCCGACGCGCCCGACGCTCCCCAAGTCCCGCTAGTTGCGTATAACGGTTTGCAGGCGATCCGTACGCTGTTCCGACCCGCGCGCCGAATGGTCGCGCTCGAGCCCGAGCTCTCGAGTCGGCTTACCGTCTACTCGTCGACGAACGATCGTCGTATCTGGTCCGCGTGGAACGACGGCGAGCTCTTGCCGCTCCCGGCCGACGTAGAACGCTTGCAAGGCCTGAACCCGACGGTCGCGCTCGTCGACGAGGCGCAGACCGTCGCGCCCGACGTACTCGGCGCAATCATGCAAGGCGCCGGGAAGCGCGAGGCGAGTCTCGTGCTCGCGATCGGTACGCCGGCTCCCGGCGCGGAGACGAGCGCGCTACACGACCTCCGCGAACGCGCGCGGAGCGGAGCTCGCGTCGCGTGGGTCGAGTACGCCGCGAGCGCGGGATGCGCGATCGACGACCGCGACGAATGGCGGCGCGCGAATCCGGCAATCGACGCCGGCCTACTGTTTGTCGACGTACTCGAGCTCGAGCTCTCGACGATTCCCGAACCGCTATTCCGTATGTACCGACTCGGCCAGTGGGTCGCCGGCTCGGCGGTCGGCTGGCTCCCGTTCGGCGCGTGGGAGGAATGCCCGACGATCGAGGCGCCGCCGGCGGATACCGAGATAACGCTCGCTCTATGCGGAACGTGGGCGAGCTCGGTCGCGCTCGTGGGATGCACGCTCGACGGCGAGGTATTTCTCGCTTACTGGTCCGAGGTCGCGGAAGATTCCGAGCTCGAGGACGTGCTCGCTACCGCGTGGGAACGCTGGCAGGTAGTCGACCTCGTGGTCGCGCCGCGGACCCGAGCGAATCTCGTTCGCCGGCTCGAGTCGGCCGGCCTCCCGGTCGAGGTATGGGCGAACACGGCCGAGCTCGAGAGCTCGAGCTCGACCGAGTTTCGCCGTGCGATCGTCGAGGGTCGAGTCGCGCACGATCACTCGCCGATCCTGGCCGAGCACGTGGGCGCGCTGGTCGGTTCGGCGACCCCCGACGGCGGCCTACGGCTCGTCGCTCCCGACGAGCAGACCGACGTAGCGGCCGGCCGAGCGGCCCGTATGGCCTGGTTCCGATCGCTCGCCGCCGGCGACCGGATCGCGCCGACCGTGTTCTGACGGCGTAGAGTCTCCGCGCGATGGCGCTCGAGATACGGGAACGACGACGCTCGAGAACGGCGGAGCTCGTCGACGAGCTCGCCGGCGGAGCTCGCCGTATCGCTCGATCGTTTTTCTCGACGCTCGAGGGACCGTTCACGAGCGCGTTTATCTACGACGAGGCCGGCGTACCGTTCTCGTACACGCTCAATCGGCGAACCGTGCTCTCGATCGGCGCCGTGTACCGCGCGCTCGCGATCTACGCCGACCTACTCGGAACGCTCCCGGTACAACGGCTCCGCGGTACCGAGCTCCTACCGCTACCGGCGTTCGTCGAGGCGCCGGCGGGAATCCCGGTCGGCTGGACCGACGAAATCGGCCAGGCGCTATGGAGTCTGCTACTCCGCGGAGACGTGTACGCGCTCCCGACCTCGTACGATTTCGCCGGTTTCCCGGCTACGTTCCTCGTGCTCGATCCCGACTCCGTGCGATGCGAATACCGACACGGCTCGACCGTCTACTCGTGGCCGATCGGTAACGCCGGCGAGCGGTACGAGCTCGTCGACCCGACGCCCGACGAGCTCCTACACATTCGATGGCAGAGGCCGCCGGGTAGCGCGCACGGGATCGGCATTCTCGATAGCCAGGGCGGCCCCGCCGGAACGCTTACCGGCGTGATCGCGACCGAGCGGTACGCGGCCGACGCTATGGCGAACCCGTCGCCGCCGGCGGTACTGACTCACCCGCTCAGACTTAAGCGGTCGCAAGCGGAGGAATTGCAAGCTCAGTGGAGCGAATCGGTCGCGCGCTCGCGCACGGTACCGGCGGTTCTATCCGGCGGGATCACGTACCAACCTCTGCAACTCACGCCGCGTGACGTAGAGCTCATCGAATCGCGTAGGTGGAACGCGACGAACGTAGCGACACTGTTCGGCCTCCCGCCGTACATGCTCGGCGGCTCGACCGGCGACTCGCTCACGTACTCGACCGTCGAGGGAGAGGCGCAACGGCTCTGGACAATGGCACTAATGCCGGCGGCCGTTCGGCTCGAGCGCGGTTTCGGCGCGTGGACTCCGCGCGGGCAACGGCTCCGATTCGTTCCCGACGCGTTGCTACGGTCGACGACGCTCGATCGGTACAACGCGCACAAGGTCGCTCTCGACGCCGGGTTTCTCACGATCGACGAGGTACGCGACCTCGAGAACCGCGCGCCGCTCGACGAACCGCCGCCGCCGGCTCCGCCGGCGCTCCCATCGGGAGGTTAGAAAATGGCCGACGAGCTCCATATCGTTCGCCGATTCGAGCCCGAGCTCGAGCTCGGCGACGGCCGTACGATCGTCGGCCGGCTCGTTCCGTACGGCGTTTCGGCAGAGGTCGCCGACCGGCTACCGGACGGCTCGTACGGCCCGATCTACCGCGAGCAGCACGCGGCCGGCTCGTACGCGCGCTCGGCGCGCGGCGCGCATCGGTACCTACTCGACTACGAACACGAGCGCGGCCTAATGAACAAGATCGGCCGCGCGGTCGAGCTCGACGACCGGCCCGACGGCCTCTACGGAACGTTCCGCGCGTTCGATGGCGCCGTCGGCGATCAAGGGCTCGAGCTCATTCGGAGCGGCGCCGCGACCGGCCTCTCGGTACAGGCTCGGATACCGCCGCGGAGCTCGAGAACGCTCGCCGACGGGACCGTCGAGCGTACGAGGGCGATCCTCGAGTCGGTCGCGCTCACGAGCGAACCGGCCTACGTGGGCGCCGGCGTACTGGCCGTACGCTCCGCCGGCGAGGCGGCCTCGAGGCCGAGGATCGACGCCGTACTCGCATGGCGCGCCGAACACGCGCTACCTTCCCGGCCGACGACGTAAACGACACTCGAGAACCGCTCGAGCTCGGACCCTCCGACCCGCTCGGACCTTCCGACCTCGCCGACTCGACCCTCGCCGGCGCCGCGTGACACTTGACCGCGAGCGATACGAGGTAGAGCCATGCCGCAATTTCTCGACCGTCTCTACGGCGAGCGCGAGGCCGCGCTCGCTCTCATCGACGAGGTAACGAGCGCGGCCGAGGCCGACGAGCGCGACCTCTCCGACGCCGAGCAGGCCGTGATTACGCGCAATCAGGCGCGTGTCGCCGACGAGCTCGATCCTCAGATCGTCATCGCGGAGGCGACCGAAACGGCCCGCTCCGCGCACGTGCGCGCCGCCGGCGGAGCTCCCGTATCCCGTACCGCTCCCGTCGAGGTGATCGACCGCGAGGGAGAGGTGATCTACCGCTCGTTCGCCGAGTACGCGCGGGATCAACTGATTACCCGGTACGACGCGATCGCCCAGCGCGCCGGCGGCGCCGTTGCGCGCCAGGCGGCCGAGCAGAGGATCGAGCGCGCGGTCGCGAACACGATTTCGACCGATGTTCCCGGCCTCCTCCCGCCGCAGTACCTCACGACGATTTTCGACATCATCTCCAAGTCGCGCCCGATCGTCGAGTCGGCGCGTCGCGTGAACCTCACGAGCGGCCTACTCCGTTACCCGCACATCACACAGAAACCGATCGTCGGGAAGCAGACCGCCGAAAAGACCGAGGCGCCGTCGCAAAAGATGACGGTCGCATTCGTCGACGTACCGGCCGACACGTACGTCGGCGCGGGAGATATCTCGTGGCAGGTAATCAACTGGTCGACGCCCGACGCGCTCGCGCTGTTTTTCGACCTCATGGCCGAGCAGTACGCGAAGCAGACCGAGGCGGCCGCCGGCGCGATCCTCGCCGCGCTCGCCGCCGGCGCGGCGCCGGCGACCGACGACCTCGCCGGCTGGACGGCCGCAATCGCGAAGGCCGCCGGTAGCGTTTACTCGCAATCCGGCCGCATGGCCGACACGATCTACGCCGACGTAACGAGCGGCTACAAGCTCCTAGGGATGGTTTCCAACGCGTCGCCGGTATTCCTCGCGACCGGCGGAGCGAACCTCTCGAGCTCGACCGTCGCGAACATCGGCGGCCTCGCGCTCGTCATCTCGAAAGGCCTCGCCGCCGGAAACGTGGTAGTCGGCGACTCGCAAGCGATGCTCGCGGCCGAGACGGCCGGCGCGCCGGTCGAGCTCCGCGCCGTCGAGCCCGCGCTCGGCGGAATGGAGGTCGGCATTATCGGAGCGTTCGTCGCGAAGATCGTCGACGCCGGCGCGTTCGCCAAGCTCGGAGTACCGACGTGATCGACGACGACGTACCGGCCTCGAGTGAAATCGACGTACCCGACCTCGAGCCCGAGGTCGACGCTCCCGACGTACCGGCCTCGAGTGAGCTCGACTACACGGTCGAGCCCGACAAGGCCTCGACCGACGGCCCGAGCTCGCACGAGACGAGCGGACAATTCCCGGCGGACGAAATCGCCGGTACGACCGCGACGCCGCGCGCGGCCTCCCGCGAGACGAAAACCGCGCCGACGCGCGCGGCCGACTAAGAGGTAGCGCCGACACTTGGCTCTAGTAACCGCGTACGCAACCGTCGACGAGCTCGCCGCCGCAGTACGTACGCGCGTTACGCCGACCTCGACGCCGGTACTCGAGCGTTGTCTCGACTCCGCCGCCGAGGAAATCGACCACTACCTCGACGCCGGCGGCCCGGTCGATCCCGTACCCGCGCTCGTGAAATCCGAATGTCTGTCGCGCGCGGTCGAGTGGTACAAGGCGAACGACGCCGCGCTCGGCATACTCGGCTACAACGATTCGGGAACGCTCACGCCGCCGGCCTCGACGTTCGATCGTCACGCCGCGATCCTCGTACCGCTCGTCGACGCGTGGGGGATCGCGTGAACATCTCCGAGGTACTGCCCAAGCTCGCCGCGACGCTCGCGCCGGTCGCCGACGACGACCCGATCGTTTACGACGGCCTCGTCGACGCGATCGACGTACCGTCGCTCGAGCTCGTATGGGCCGAACCTTGGCTCGAGGCGCCGCGCGCGTGCTCGACCTTCGCGCTCCCGGCGATATGGGTGAACGCCGGCCGGCTCGAACCCGGCGACGGTATGCGCGTGCTCGAGGTACAGGTCGCGCGCGTGCTCCGCCTACTACGCGACGACCCGACGAGCTCGTTCGCTATCGGCGAGGTTTCCGGCCCGCGCATTCGCGAGGTCGCCGGCGTCAAGTATCTAGCCGCGCGGGTACCGCTACGCGTACCCGTCGCATTCTGAAACAAGGGGAGAGAAATGCGCGGACCTGATAGGCACAAGCGGCGCCGAGTAATCGCCGTACTCGTAACGGTCGGCCTCGCGGTCGGCCTACTCGCGGCCGGCGGCGCCGCGTTCACTGGTCGAGGCGGAGACGATTCGCCGACCGTCGACAACGTGAGCGCCGACAACGTGAGCGCCGACTCATGGGTCGACACGAACGAGGGTCGGCTACGGCGGCGCGATTTCGACGAGCGCCGGCGCGACCGTGACCGGAACCGGAACCGTTGTTTCGACGGTTTCGACCGGAACCGCGAGCGCGGCCGCGACGACGTAACGCCGTTCCTCGTCGAC